ATATTTTTTAAGTAAAGCTTTTTGTTGATAATAAAAAGATTTTAACCAAGCCTCATCAACAGGATCAGCTGCGCCAACTTTATAACTTGAAGAAAATATTTTTTGTAATTCAATATACTTTTTATCAAACATGACGTTGTATGAATCGTCCCATTTGAATTTTTTTGGAAATGCTGAATTTTCTAATTTTTTTATAACAAATTCTTGTTCTTTTTTTGAAATAAATTCAGAAGCGGGAGATTTGCTTTCATAATTGACATCATCTCTTAAAGCACGTAAAAAAATCCATTTTGAACCATCTTCTTGTTGTTTGGTAGAAACAGTAGCCATTCATCACCTAATAATTTGTATAGTTTTTCCTGATGTCCAAACTTCTAGTTCGGTACGTAATCTACCCTCTAATTTAAGGGTTTCGTATCTATTTATTGCTTTGTTTTTCCACCAAGCAACTATGTTTTCCAATTCAAACTTATCATAGTTCTCATCTTTGATTAACACATCAGTCTTGCCGTTGACAACATCAATAAAGTTCTTAAACCCATAGTTTGAGATGTAATAACGTTTTTGTTCTGTCAACTGCTTCGCATTATCTATCACTTGGTTGAATTTGTCAAGCTCTGGCGTACCTTTTAATGCACTTTTAACCAAAGAAATAATCTTCATACTAATCTTTAGTTTCTTACTAGATGCATCTTCATCAACAATCTTACCAACTCTATCTTGTACATAGTCTCTCAAATCTGCATATGGTTTGCCATGCATCATTGGTAAGAAATCACTTTCTGTTTCACCTTTGTGACGAATGTAAGGTTTCATACCATCATACTGTGAGGATGACTTGGTAGAACCATACAAACTTGTTGTTTCAAAGAGGCACAAATTCATGCCATACTTCTTATTGACCATTTCACGGACTGTATGAGAGCAACAAATGGCAGCCAAGAGTTTGCCACCAAGATAGTTATAACCAAATGGTTGTGCAGGAACAATCACAAAACCCATCATTGCAGTATTGTTAAATGATTTACCGCCTTCTGGAGTCTGCGTAAACACTTGTCCTAGCATTGCATTTCTAGGTTTACAGTTGATTACAGGTGAACCTAGACGAATGAATCCTAGAAACTTATCCGTGTTCTTCTCTTTGACTGCTAGATGTAAACTACGACCTACTGGTCTAATGTTAATGTGAGATGAGGTAATGTTTAGTAATGATTCCCAGAGACCATTGTTAATACAAACGACTTCAATATCCATATCACTAGGAGACATTGAAAAATCAGAGAATAAATCATCTTCTGGTGCGAATAAAGGATTTGAAGGCATTTCTGCCAAAGATGCCAACTTTTGGTCACGCATGTATTCATCAATTCTACTGAAACTGCTGAAATAGTCTTCAAATACTTTTGCACAGTGTATTGCCTCTTCTTTAGTTAAATTCATACCTTAAATCCATCAAATGACTTTTTATTTAGCTTTTTAGGTTCAGCAAATCCTGGCCCAGCATCAACAACGCCTTCTTGACCTGATTGTTCAACATCATACAGTTTCATCTTTGCTCTGTCAATACCAACTGTGAATCTTTTATAATAAGTTGGATCATTATATCGATTCTTCAATTGTTTGACCATCAACTGACCCATTTCTTCCAATTCTTCAGAAGAAATCAAAGCAAACATCAAGTCGGCGGTAGCCGGCAAGCCAAAACTCTCACTTGTATCTTCGAGTCCTGGATCGGAAGAATTATAACCGGATCTTGTGGTCTGAGTTGCAGAAACAATTGGGACTCCGAATTCAACGGCAAGTCCACGCAATTCTTCTGCAATTGATTTGACATAAGTGTAAGAATTGATGTTTGATCCTGCTTTAATTCTTGAACTGCAACATATGTTGAGATAATCAACAAAAATAATATCAGGTACAAAAGATTTTTTAAGGTTGAGTTCATTCAATAAAGTCCTAAAGTGTGTTACAGAAGCGGAAGCAGTTGGGTACTCTTTGATGATAAGTTTACCCGTTGTTTTAGATTTAACTTTCTCAACCTTCTTGTCATACAAGTCTTTAGGAAGATTAATCAATTCATCTAGTGATACATTCAATAAGTTAGCATCTATTCTTTCAGCAATACGTTCTTCAGCCATTTCCATAGTGATGTACAGAACATTTTTGCCCATCGACATATTTCCAGCGGCAACATGACACATAAACAAAGACTTACCAACACCAGTACCAGCAAGAGCAATATTGAGTGTTTTAGCAGGAAGACCACCTTTTGTAATTTTGTTAAAGAATTCCAAATCGAAAGGGATTCGTTCTTCATGACGGTGGTAAAATTCAAATCTATCATCGCTGTTCTCCAAATAATCATGTCCTACAGATGTATCAAATGTTACCGCCAATGCATCTGATAAGATTTTGGGAATTTGACCTTTGTCGTGTAGTTTGTCTTTGCCATCGAGTATTGAAATAGACCCCAATACAGCGTTATAAATGGCTTTTTCTTGACAAAACTTTTCCGTTTTATCGACAAGCCATCGAATGTCGGACTGTTCACTGCCAGATGTTTGAATCTCCGTAAGGTAAGTCTCGCATCTTTGTAATTCATCGCTCGTAAGATTTCGCCTCTCTTTGACGGCAATAGAGAGAGCTTCAATTGTGGGTGTCGAATTGTAATCCTGCGTGAATGAGGAGATTTCATCATAGATAGCCCTTTCTGTTCTGTCTGTAAAATAATCAGCCTTCAAGAAGGGGAGGACTTTTCTCAGGTATTCTTCCGAGTAAATCAGGTGTTTCAGTATCGTCTGTTCTAGTTTCATCAATTATATCCCCATCAATATTATCACTCATCAATCCAATCAACATATCTCCAAGATACGTTTTGAATTGGACATCCTTCATCAACTTTTTAGGTTTTATATCAGGAGATTCTAACACATCAAAAGCAAAATGTAAATGGGGTCCGTCATCTTCTTCCGTTATCTTCACTTTACCATACTTAAAAACCACACCTTTGTACTCTCCTAATAAGAGTTTGATGTGGGTTATGGTCTTATCATCTTTAGGATAAATGAAACAATAGTCAATTCCTTCTATCATGCTTCTTCCGTTTGCATAATGTCACCTGTAGTTATGCTGTATTTGTTCATAACATACTCAGTGAATGTACTATCATTTAGGATTGACGTCCAAAAATCTTTAGAATCTGTTTCTTTGATTCTATATTTCTTTTCTCCAACCTCACCAGTTTCCATATCTACTTTAGAATACCAACCATTGCTAGGCTTAACAACGTGACCAGATTCCAAAGCAATATCAAGCAAGCCAGACCAACGACTGATGCCACCGTCAAACGAGACAGTAACTGGTATCTTTGATTTTTCTTTAACATATCTACTCTTTTCTACATTGATAATGAAGTTATATCCAACAATCTCAGTACCTTCTTTTTCTTGTTGTCGGCCAAGAATGAAGATATTGTCGGCAGAATAATAAGAACCTGTACCACCACCAACGATGTCTTTAGGGAACATTCCGATTTCTTTGTAAGTGTGATTCACTACAATCATTGGAATATCTTTCAAAGATAAATGTGGTGTCACCATTCTGAACAAGGATTTAACTTGTTTAGCACGAGACATATCTGCCACAGATTTCTCAGATAAAGCATCTTCAACTTCTTTCTTTGAGGCCAGATTACCAATTGAATCAATGATGATAATTAAGTGTTCACCACGAGTCAACTCAGTTAACTGTTTCATAATATCAAACTTCAACTGTTCAATGTCAGTAAGAGGAGTATGGAGGACACGATTAGTGTCAATGCCGAAGGAATCGAAATAAGATTGAGGAGTGCCAAACTCAGAATCATAAAATAAAAGTGCAGCATCTTCATATTTGTCCAGATAAGATTTGGCCATCAATAAAGAAAATGCAGTCTTAAAGTGTTTGGATGGACCTGCCCACATTGTAAGACCTGGTGTTAAACCACCGTCAAGTTTACCTGAGAGTGCAACGTTAATCATTGGGATTGCCGTTGGAATCATATCCTTCTGTGTGAAGAACTTTGATTTGGATAGAATTGCAGATTCTTTGATGCTGCTGTTCTTTTTGATTTTGTCTAATATACTCATTTCATTCCTTTGTTAAACATTTCTTTTGTAGAAATTAATATCATCTTCATTACCTGTCATCTTAAAATTGGACTTGATTGCCATGCCTTTCTTAGCCAATCTTTTCTCTTGTTTAATATCTATCGGTGATCCAACCTCAGGTATGATTGCATCTTTAGGTTTGATTGGTTCGGGCTCAGGTTCTGGCATAGGATAGAATGGTGTTTGTTCTGGTTCTATTTCAGGCTCTTTTTTGAGAGACATGTTACCTGCTATCAATAATAACACAGCAAGAGGGTCAAACACAACCATGATTAGAATGATTACCAATCTAACTGCTTTGTCTATGATGTCTCTTTCTCCTGAACCATATATCAACTCAGCAACATACTTGATTGGGCCAAAATCCGATTCCGCCTTCTGTAACGCCACATTAAGAGGGCCTCTTTCTTCGTTAAGGGAAGAAATTGTTTTTTGTGACTCTGATATCTCTTGGCTAATTCGACTGCGTTCTTTCGCTTGGGCTTTGCGGACAGCAATTGCCTTGTCTGCACCTTTTTCATCTTGTGAGCGTGCCATAACTTGGTCCACGCCCTCATCAAGTTGTTTGAGAACCGTACGGTTGGCATTTATATTCTCCTTTTCGGTTTTAATTTTCTCATCTAACATTGCTACTTTATCAGTCAATGGTGCCATATCTGCTGAATGTTCCAGATGAGCCTTCGACAAGTATCCAAAAATACCCATTGAAGTAATCGCCATTAGAATAACAATAGCAGTCACCATATAATACTTCATCAATCTTGGTGCAGTATCCCAATTGCGATACACCCAAGATGTTGTGACCAGTTTAGAACCTTCTAGTACAGAACCCATAATGATAATAGGCCAATATGAACCAGGAAAGATTGCAGCCAGACCTATAACTGAATATAGACCGGCACAGGCAGATAAAGCGAAAGCAGCAAGAAAAGTAAAATAAATCATGTAAAGAAATCTTCCAAAGAACTAACTTTTTCAGTAGACCATCCCATACAATCTAAAATTACTTTAATTGGCTCAAGGAAAGTCTTCTCGAATTGTGTATCATAATCGATATAACGAGAAATGTCAAACTCTTTAGGCAATCTTGCCGGATAGGAGATAACGGTATCCTTGAAAGGATTTGGCATTTTCAGATAAGAGAACTTAATCTTTTCGCCTTCCTGAATCAATGGATACTTCTTGGTTAGTCCCATTTGTTGCAGATGATGGTTGTATAGTATGGCGCCTTTGACATGAATAGGAGTTCCAAGTTTATATAACTGCAATGAATCGGCATACTTAGCAAGTCCATTGATACCACGAGGAAAAGATATATCTTCTGGTGGCAATTTACTGAAGTATTCTTTGAATTCTCCAATAAACCTGTGCATATCATCTTCAGTACCAGAAATCATAATCTTAATTGATTCTTTCATCTTCTCTCTTACGGCTGCAGGAGTAGATGATTTAATCATTTCAAGACCCATGACTTTGAGACTTGGTTCATTATAACGAACACCCTCATTATCATAGACATTCATAATGTAACGTTTCTTAGCAGTCCAGATACCTTTGTCTGCAAGTGCTTCACGTTTCATTTGCATCTTCTGTGCCCACGCATTAACATATGTGGCCAATTCTTGATATGAATTACTGATATATGGTTCAATCTTCTGTTTACACACACGATCCATAAAATCAATGACTTTGGTTTTTGGGAGTCTAACATCACCGTTACCACCATAAACTTTATCGACCAAAGGTCCAAGTTTCAGATAGATTGAATCTGTGTCAGAAGCAATTACATAATCAACATCATTTGTATTCAACAATTTGTTCATGTACTCATTGAGTTTTGCTTCTATCCACCGAATTGATAGTTGCCCAGC